TGCTGACTGTTTATTTGGTACTAAAAATATGTCGCTAAAATAAATATTTTTTTCGGAATATTTTTAAAAAATCAATTCCTACAAAAATCAAAAACAAAAACTACCAAAAATCACGCCTTTGTTGTTAAACATTGTGAATTTTGCGTGGAAGCATGATGTTTTTTCTTTTTATGGCGTTTTTTTTATATATTTGCTGTTGGTGCGAGCATCACCGCCGGTGGACGCAAAGAGGTTATTGATTTGTTTTACGTATTAAGGATTATGGATATGAAAAAGTTTTTGTTTATATTGTTTATGGCTCTGCCGTGCATCACGATGGCGCAGAGACAGTACACCGAGTATTACTGGGTGTATTATACAGTGGACAGTAGCTTGTTTGTAGAACGCGAGTTTAAGTATGGCGGGTATCAGGACTATGTCCATCGTAATATTCTCACTGACACTCGAGCGAGGATGGACGACAGCACACGAGCCGCCTATGACAAAGAACGCGCGGAATTTGCAAAAACTCTTGTTTTCTACACTTGGAAGGAGATAGAACGCAACCCGGTGCGGCTAAAACAAGGAGACTGGTACAACAAAGAGGAGAGAGCGGGCAAACACCCTAAAGCCGTCTTCCTACACTGATTTTGCGCGTGATACCGCCGCTCCCGCACGTAGTTTTTACGGCTTTTACAAAGTATCTGCCGTTGCGTGCGGGGTCGGCGGCATCTGTTATTTCTGCGGTGTCGCCCTTGTCTATCAGCGGCAGGAGCCACGTCTGGAATCCTCCATCGTAGCCGCTGTAACTTTTGGCGGCATAAATATTGTCGGCTATCGAATCAAGCATCTCCTGCGTCGCTATACCTTTGTAGTCAAATGTTGTGGTGTCGCCGCCCGGTTCGCCTGTTGGCTTACATTGTATATCTTTTCCGTCTTTGTCTTTTCCTTTTACTATAACCTTCAGTTTGCGGTCTTCTTGGTCTTTGTATTTCAGGGAGTAGCCATCCGCCATTATGTTTTTCGATGTGTCGTATTTCACTGTCTTTGTGCTTTCGGGCGTCACGTATGGCGGCGTTACGTTGAATACACCGTCTTTTATGTACATCATGCACTTGCACTCGTCCTGTATTGATTTCAATACATCGAGCGCGGTGGCACGGCTAACGGTAAACTTGTCGAATGAGAAATTGTATGCGCAATTTAGCGACAACGGCTTATTAACCGTTTTTAAAACAATGTTTAAAAGGTCTTTTATTGAAATCTTTTTATACGTATTGTCTTTCATCTCCACCTTATTAAACGTGTACACTTCGTCCTGACAATTGATGACAAGCCCCGACGGTTCGCGCTCTACGCTTCGGATGTAGCCCGCAAATTCTTGGTGCAGCTCGCCGTCGTAACCAAGTGAAATCTTGACAGGCATATCGCGCTTGATGTCTTCTATTTCCTTGATGTAGCGGTTGTAAACCATCGACGGCAGCTTGATGACTGCGCTGTCGGTGAGGTTTTCTGTGTCGCAGGTGATTTCCACGCTGTCGAGGAGTTGCAGCTGTTTGCCGTCTATCTCTATTTTCCAGTCTATCTTGTACATAATTGATTGAAGCAATTGAAGGTCATAGCAAAAGGTTTGTGCGCACGTCATCAGACTTGCATTTGAGGGTGTAAGTCTGGTTTTCCTCGCCTTTGGTAAAGGGGAAGTCGTAGGATTCAACGACTATACGTGTGATGCCGTAGCTGTCGCGGAGGAAAGGACAGAGGATTTCAACGTTGCTGTCAGCCTCTATGTATTGCCTGAGCCTGGACACAAGCTGTTCGAGACTTGTGTCCTCACCTGCTATCAATACACCCGCTATTGTAATATTCCAATCGCCGGTACGCCACTTTTCTTTTATAGAGCCTCGCGTCTCGCCGTCGTATCTCGCCACATTGCGGCATACAATGTCGTTTTTACCGCTTACGGAGACTAATGGTTCGAGCGGCAACTCGAAACTTTTGCCAGTGGACGACAGCAACAATGTGACTGGCGTTATCTTTTGCTCGTATGGCATGTCGAATGGCCGGGACATTGCATCCATCTCTTTTTTTTGCTCTATTGTAAAGAGGTTGTAGCCGAGTGCGGGTGTGAATCTGCTACCAAGAGGGTATTGCCTTATCATTTTGCGCTATTTTTATATTGGGCGGTGATTTTTACGCCGCCGGGTTTCACTGTCATGCTGTCTATTGATATGCCATCCATCCTGAACTGTTCGTAGATGGAGTGCCTTACAAAGTCGGTCTCGTTGTCGTTGACGTAATCGCCGATGCCTACGCCAAGCAACGGGTTTTCCTTCCACTCGCCGGGATGCGACACGAGTATGAGGTATTGGTTTTGCTGCGAGGTGTCGCCGACGCTGACGCCGTTTTTGCCGACAAGGATGTCGCCAGTCTCGCTGTCTATCTGGATGCCTATCATATTATTGTAATTAAAATGGTTATACCGCCGTCTGTGCGGAGTACAGGACACGGAGCAATTGCGATGTGAATGTGTCCACAGTCTCCTGTGCGTTGTCCTGCGGTGTGCCGTTGAAGTTTACTGTCTCCACCATGTTGCCGAGGGTGATGGTGATTTGTGTGTTGCGTGTTCCGCCGGAAGCCACCGCCTCCGCGCCCTGGTTGGTGACGGTTGACAATAGGTCGCCGCCGCCACCGCCGCCATTGCCTTTCACTGCGTCTTCGAGGGTCTTCTGTGCACCGCTGAAGTCTATCACCCCCGCGCCATCTACCACCCAGTCTTCTGCCGTTTTTTTCTCTTCGCCGGGATCTATCGCGTCCATGCCCTTCCTTATGAAGTTTACGGCGTCCTGCGCATTTTTTGCCCACTCCCAGCCGGTGATTTCACCCACCCAGCCAAGTATCTGCTGCAATGGATAGAGCACGAGGTCAAAGAGGCATGCACCTATGCGCTTGAATCCTGCGACAATACCCTCGCTCTTGAAGGCGTTTACAATGTCGTCCCAATACCTCTTGATTGTCATCACCAAGTTGATTATTATTCCGAGCGGACCCATTATCCATGTGACAGCCGCGCCCCATCGGTTGTATGCGTTGATTACTTTGTAAATCCACGCTGCCAATGCTGCTACTGCCACTATTATAAGTCCTATCGGATTTGCGCTCATGAGTACGTTGAGTACGGACTGCACCGCTGTCCACATCCTCATTGCGCCTACCACCGACATGACGACTCCGGCAAATACGCCTATGGTGTCGAGATTGTCTGCTATCAGGTCAAACACAGGGGCAATATACTCAAATACTTTTTGTACGGCTGGTATCAGGCTGTCGGTCAATATTGGCAGTATCTTTTCGGCTATCGGCAGCGCAAGTTCAAAGAGCTTTGCCTTCAGGTCGTCGATTGTGCCGCGAAGTGTCGCCATCTTGCCTTGCATGGTGTTGTTTTTGATGTCGTCGAGCATTCCGTTGAACCTACCGCCCTCGCCTGTGGCACTCGCAAACGCCTCCTCCACCATTTGGGCTGAAATTGCGCCCTTCGCCATGTCTTCCTTGAGTTCGCCTATCGACTTGCCTGTCTTTTTGGATATTTCGGCGAGGGGATTGAATCCGGCATTTATCAATTGCATGAGGTCTTGCCCTTGCAGCTTGCCCGCACTGCTTATCTGTGCGAAGGCGAGGGAGAGCGACCCGAATTTTTGTGCGTCACCGGCGGCGATGTCGCCTATCTGCGCCAGCACCGTCTGCGTCTTTGCTCCGTCAATGCCAAATGACAGCATGTTCTTGGCTGCGTCGTTTATCGTTGATGTGCCATACAATGCAGCCGCTGTGGATTTGCGGAGATCTTCGGCAAACTGTTTGCCTTTTTGTGCGGCGGTCTCCTTGGTGTCTTTGTCATCGCGGAGCAGCGTCGCGAAATTGACGGCTGCCGTCTCTCGCGACATTCCCTCTTGGAACGCAGGCGCAATAAGGCCGACAACAGTCTGCACGGCGGATTTGATGCCCTGAAACGCCAAGCCAAACTTTGCAAGATTGTCCAAAAGTCCGCTTTTGACATCTGCGCCCGCCTTTTTGCTCGCCGTGCCGATGTCCGTAATCTCTTTTTCGAGTTTGTCCGCCTTTTCCGCGCTGTCCTTGAAGTTTTTTTCGGTCTTAATGGATATTTCGTCCAGTTTATTGAAACTCTCCACCCCCACGCGCCCCACTGCCATCAAAATCCTTTCTATGTTTGAAAGAATTTGGATAATTTTGTCCAACGGGTCTATGGAACGGTTCACCTGACCAACTGCATCGGAGATTTTATTGATAATTGCCGGCACTTGGGACACTTTTTCCACCCCATTCGGGGATATATTTATTGAGTATTTAAAATTGTTATCCATCATGAAACCATTTAAAATCACTATAACAGTAATTCAACAACCCTTAGCGCATCTTCCCTTCTAATATCCTGTCCATCCTTTCCCTCACTGGCTTGAGACCGAGGCAGGGATGGTGTGCGCACCATTCGTGCAGGTCGTGGTGTACATTGCAGGCCATTGCCTTTTTTTCGGGTGTGCGCCAGCCTGACGTGCATATTGAACCAGGTCTCCGCCTGTACGCATAAACCACGTCCGTAATTGTCGTCACGGTGTCGGCGTAATATGCTGTCTGCATCCACAGCATTATGTCTTCGAGTATCGGGTGCATAGTCTTGATGCCGTTCCCTTGCAGCATTGACGTCTTGTAGAGCTTGCCCCACGCCTCGGTGTTGATTCGCGGCGCGGCGTATGCCGTCAGGTAGATGCCCGCGTGTGGCGTGGTGATGGTCATGCGCGGGTATGTGCTGTATGTGCGCATCGGAAAGTTGCCCTCTGCAAGTTCGCAGCCGCCGAGTGTGATGTCGGCGTTGGTCTCCTCTGCGGCGGCAAGAAGTTTGCTTATTGCGTCGGGGCTTGGCAGGAAGTCGTCGCTGTCGAGGAACGAGAGGTATTCAGTGCCGCAGTTCCTGATGGCGGTGTTCCTCGCCTCGCCGAGTCCTTTGTTGCCGTCGTGCCTTATTATGTCGATTGACTTGCCGTGCGGATGTTCGTTGTACAGACGCTCCACGATGTCCATGCTGTGGTCGTCGCCGCAGTCGTCTATCACAAGGCAGCGCATGCGTCCATCGCTGACAGCCTCCTGATCCAATACGCTCACTATGCACTGCTCCACGTATGGCTCCACGTTGTATATCGGCACTGCAATCGTTACTTTCTGTCCCATTTTATTTGTTGTTTTATAGTAAAAAGGCGGGCGGCAACCGGCATCTGCCGTGCCGACCGCCTTGGTGTCAGGGGTTGGTTGTAGGAGTCAGGTTAGTTGCTTGCCGTCATGTTGCTCTGCACGTTTGCCCAGTCCGCTGTGTTCCACTGGTACACAGGCACCCACGAGTAGTAGTAGGTCACGTTGCCGCTGCCGTCGTCGCTGCTGTATGCACTGGTACATACCAAGAGCTTGAAGTCGCTCAATACTCCGGTGTAGTTGCTTACGAGTGCCACTACGTCCCAGTCCTGCACGCCGAGGTCTTCGCTGGATTCCGTGGGCGGTTGTTCGTAGTACGGGCTGTCGGGGGAGTCGTTGGTGTACAACACCTTGATGCCAATTCCGCTGTTGCTCAGTTCGGAGACCTTGGAGTAGAACTTCAAGTGGGTGATGATGCCCGTTGTGCCGTCGGGGAAGTCCACGAAGACAATCGCATCCTTGGAAATCAAGGTGTAGTCGGTGTGGCTGCCCGAATACTGCACGAGTTCAGCCTCGTCTGCGGTCTGTCCGTCGAGCTGGTAGTAGTTGGTGCCGCCTTGCTCTTCCGCAGTGTCCATGAAGAGCGTGGAGGAGGCTGCCTGTTGGTAGGTCAGATGCACAAACCTGTTGTTGATAGTGCTCATTTTGTTCTGATGTTTAATGGTTATTAAATAGGTGTTTATATTGTTTTTGCAAAAACTTTCAATTGTGTGTTTACAGCTCCGCCCATTCGAGGTTGAGATTTGCGCTTATTTGGTTAATCAGGGTCAGGATGTTCACCTGCTGTCCGCCTATCGTGGTCTTCACCTTGCCGGCGTCGATGTCGTCGTATTTGTGCCAGAACGACTCCATCCAATTGTAGAAGTCTTCCTGCGGCGGCTTTTTGCCGTTGGCGAATCGCGGGCGAAGCTGCTCGCGTGTCTTTATTTCTGCTGCCATGGTGTGTGGGTTTTAGAGTTTCATAATGTACGCGAGTGTGTAGTACGGAGGCAGGTTTTCGTGCGCCTGTCCGCCGCCGGTGCTGCCTATCGTGATGGTGTGCTGGTGGTAGCCATCTGGTGTCGTGCGAAGTTTCCGCGCATTACCCGATTGGTGCGAATCAGCATCGTAAGAGTATGTAGTACTGTTGTAAGTTCCGTCTCCTGTCGGCACCATGTCATCCGCTATATAGCCGTGGTAATGGCTCCCTGCCTCCGCGCATGTCGCCGTGTGGGTGTGGCTCGGCATCTGGTTCTCGGTGAGCGTTACTCTCTCCGCACCGCCTGTCGCCCCCACGTCGTATGCGTCCTGCGCCACTTGCTGTACACCCCTCACGAATTTGTGACAGAGGTTGGGTGTCCTCACCTGTACGCCGTCTATGGTGTGGGTGCTGCCGTCGCATAATGCCCATCCTTCGGGGATGGTCGCCACGCTGCCGCTCCATATCATTATCATGCCGCGTACAAATGTATATTGTGCGTTGTTCTTGAGTGCTGCCACCTCGTTTTCGCCGTCCTTGATGCGCTCCAGCAGCTGGGTGAGTGTCAGGCTGTCGGTCACGTCATCTATCCTCACGAAATCGCTCCACAAATATGTTTCGCCGTCAGGTGAAACACCATCCACGAGGCTGCGCGTGGTGTACAGCTTGTCGTATGGCACGTTGTCCACCCTCATCTCGCCTGTGTCTTCGCTGCGTATGTAGCATGAGGTCAGGCTGCCGCCGCCATAATGGAGCACCTCGCCGGTCTTGGGGCTTCGTGCGCTCCTTATCCAGACGTAGCCTTCCCTGCGCGGACTGCTGTCGCAGCCGCAGAGTATCACCTTGTCCGCACCCACCATGTTGCCAAGCACAGACATGAGCGCGGCGTTGTTCTGCAAGGCGGCAAGGGTCTCCACGTCCACAGGGAATTGCGTCCGCTGTCCCCCGTCCGTAAAGTTGCCGTATATGAAATCTTTACTGTATTGCGCGTCCATTATGTTTGTCGATTTATTGATTTGTTGATTCCTCTTTACTCTCTCCTCTTTTCTATTCCACCGCTTGCCAGTTCCATTTGGTGCTTGGTAGCTTGTAGGTGTTCACAAGTGCTGCCATGTATCTCTCCATTTGGGTGCGCTCTGGCGTGCCGATCTCCGGCACTATGCGTTTCGGCACAAGGATCTTAAAGTCGTATTTGGTCGCCACGCTCGCTGCGCGGCTCGGCACTATCACTACGCCGTTCTCTGCGCCGCGCTCTTTGGGCGTCATTGTCGGCTCGCCGGGTTGTCGGGCGTACACCGCCGCACCTGTTATCAGGTTGCCGTCCACCACGCGGATGCCACGCAGTTCCTCGTCCATCTTGTCGTTCAGGAGCATCGCAAGGCGGCATACCTGCCCATTGTATTGGGCGCGGTGCCGGGTGTCGTCGTACCACGCCTTTATCCTGCCTAATATGGTGGCGAAGGGTGTGGCTGCCTCGCCCGCCATCCCCACCATGAGGGGCTGCCTCAGCGGTGTGGGCAGTAGCAGAACCATCAGCCGTGCGACGTCGGTCTTAAATATTTCCTGGTTCATAAGGCTCGGGGTTTATCTCTATTGCACCTATCTTGAAGTATCCGGCGTAGGGCACTTCGCGGTAGCCTATCGGCTGCGGGGTGTCTTCTCCGTCTTTGGTCATGGTGGCGTTCACCGCGCCCACCACCTTCACGCCCGCCACGGCTTGCAGGGCGTCCACAAACGCCGTATGGCTGTATTCTCCGTTGAAGGGCAGGTTTTCCACATAGTTTTGTATCGCCGTCTCGCAGTGTTCTCGGATGGTGCTTTCGGGTACTATGGGGTCGTACCACAGCGTCACCTCACAGTCAAACAGGTCGCCCTTCGCGTTTATGAGCGTGGTGGGTACTCCGGCATATTTTATCTGCGAGATGTAGTATTGGAGTTTATCCGCCTGCTCGAATGTGAGAGGTGCGCGGTGTCCTTCCTCGTTCTCTCTCGCCACTTTCAGCCAGAGGGTCTTGTTGACGGCGGTATCGTCTATCGCCACCGCGTGTTTCACCACGCGCTTGGTCTCGTCCACTACGTCGTACTCCCCGGCCTCGTTCAGAATCTGCACGGGGTCGTTGGGGTCGTCGGTGTATTGAAACTCCTTGAGTTTCCTTGCATACCAGTCGCAGCGTCCGGGGGCTTGCTTCTCCACAAGCGCGGTAAGGTCTGCCTCCGCCGTGGCCATCAGCCTTTCAAGGAAGTTGACGCAGAAGGCGATGATGTAGATTATCAGCCGCTCTATAGCCACCTTCGAGAAGTACGTGTCGAAAGTCACGGCTGTGTCGCCGTCATACACCGTGTCGCCGTCCGCCGTAAGGCCATACAGCGACTGCGCCACGCTGCTCTTCATAAATTCTTTTTGCAGCTCGCTCCTTATTTCGTCTATCGTCCGCGCCATGTGATTTGTGGATTGGTTGATTTATTGATTTGTTGATTCCTCTTTCCTCTCTCCTCTTTCCTCTCTCCTCTTTCCTCTCTAAATCTTTCCTACTATGAAGTCTCCGTTTATCGCCATATAGCTGATGCCGTCCATTATCGCCACGTCGGGCGTGATGGCGGTCGCCGGCTGTGCGTTGTTCCTGAAGTATTCCGCCACATTCCTTTTCACTGGGACGGGGGCTTCCAATATGGTGCCGTGCTCAGGCTCGGCGGAGAGCGTGATGCCGTTCTGCATCGCCATGTCGTAGGCTGTCTCCGCGTCGCCCGTCGCACTCACCGCAACATCCAAAAGGCTCTGATATGGTAGTACCGTGGCTTTCATTTGTTGATTTATTGATTTGGAGATTTGTTGATTCCTCTCTCCTCTATTGCCTGTTGTGCTTCGCCTCCTCCCTGCGGCAATATACCACGCTTTGGAAGGCTTTCGCCCATTGTTGGTCGTCGAGGGTGTCGGGGTCTATGTGGAGGTAGTACCATATTATGGCATCCACACTGCCTATCGCATCGTCGGGCTTGACCGCCGCACCCTCTACAATTTTACCAGTTCAGCCTTCTTGATTTCGATGAGTGAGCTCATTTGCTGGGCTACGCCGAGAAACAGGCTGTCGTCGGTCTTTATCTCCTCGTCGCCGTCTATCCAGCAGTTGTTGAGCAGTGCCTCGGTCATGCGGATGGGGTTGCCCTGCGCCTGCGATACGTAGGCGAGGGTCTTGCGGTCGGGCTTGTGGAGGTAGCAGGTCTTGCCGTCCACCTCCACTTTGAACACGTCGCCGTGTTTCTTTTTCCAGCCCTTGATGGTATCTTCTGTAACAGTCTTTTCCATAATTTTCAATTACTTCAATTATTTCTGACTCACAAGATGCAAGAATACAAACGGCAGACTTACTTTCATGTAGGTCTCGTCGCCGCCAATGGAGTGCGCTGCCTCCGTAAATTCGCAGCCCTGCAATACGTCCGTGATGAGCACGTCGCCACGGCTCGGGTTGCCGTAGGAGATGATGATGTCAAAATGCAGGTCGAGGATGTCGTGGTTCGGTGCCATAGAGACAAGGCTCTCAAATTCGCTTTGAAGCATGTCTATCGAGCCGTCGTAGGTCTTCTGTCCGCGCTGTACTGCCACAGGGTTCACGCCCTTGCCGTATATCACGTCCTTTTTCTGCTGTACCTTGTACGCCACTTTCTGGATTTTGGTCACTTCGATGCCGCCCACCTTCACCGTCATCTCGGCAAAGGTGTACTCGGTGCTGTCAAAGGTTTGTTCTATCGTCTTTCCCATAATCGTTAATTAATTAATTCGTTAATTCGCTAAATCGCAAAATCCCTAAATTCCTACGCTTCCGTGCTGAAGCCCAAATTTACTTCGATGTACTTGGCGTAGCCGTAGGGCTTCACTTTCAGGGTGATGTCCAAGCGGCTTGTGCTCACTACGTCCTGGCTCGGATCCACGTAACAGGTCACGCCCCTGTCGTTGGGGTTGCTCGGGTCAATGCCGAGGTTGCCGTTGGTAGTCATCTGTGCGTAGATGGCGCGTTCCACCGAGTTTTCGATGCCTTTGCAGGTGTCCGTCGGGATGCCGCCGCCGTCTGTGGTCGGGATTTCGTCGTTCACGTAGTTCACGAGCGTCTGGTAGGCAATGCGGTATGCCTTGTCTATTGTCCTGCGGCGAGGGATTAGCGCGTAGTCGTCGGTCGCCGGCGCGCACATCAGGTCGTCCGAGAAGTAGTAGCCGCTCTTGCCGGTGTACGTCCTTGCGGTCACAAGGCCTTTGCTGTGGCGTCCTTCCGCGTAGATGTTATCTACAAGGTCGCCGTCGGAGGTTTCGAGTGCCGTGGCGTAGATTGCCCCGTCCTTCACCCTGCCCGCGCTCCTTTGCACGGGTATCGAGGCAAGTCTGCCCGCTACATAGTACAGGAGCGGTGTGCCGTCGGTGTCTGCAACGCTGTCCACCGCCGATATGCGGTTTTTCTCCAGCGTCTTGAAACTTGCTGTGCCGTCTATCAACGCTTCCGTCACTCCGATGAGCATCAATACAGGCGCGTAGAGGGTGTTTGTGCTCCATTCTGCGATGTTTTGCAGGAGATTGATGGTCTCCGCCGACGATACGCCGTCTATCACCACTGTGCGCACCTCGCCGTGGTATTCGCCGAGTTTCGCCTTGAGTGCAACGTCCGTGAGTGCGCAGTGCGTAACGATGAGCCGGGAGTTGCCGCCCACCTCGTTGTAGAACGCCACCACTTTGGCGTTTTCAGTGTCGTTGCCTATCTGACGGCGGTAGTCCGTGAGGTTCATCACCTCCATGTCGTCGCCGCTGCCACCAAGCACCATGAGCGTCACGCCGTCGTCCATCGGCTCGCTGCCGCCTATCGCGCCATTGGCAAAATTGATTTTTACGTATGGTAATGCCATTTTCGTCTATTCTTTTGGTTGTTTTACTATTGCTGTCTTGTTGCCTTGCCGGTCAATTGTCAGCCGCCTTGATTTTCTTCTCAATCTTTTCGAGCACGACGGAGAAACTGTTGAAAGCCATCGCGTTTTCTTTTAGTACGCCTATCAGTTCCGCGTTGGCTTTTTGCAGGCTCTCGATGTATCGGTCCAACAGTTTCTGGTGGTCGTCCTCCTGTTTCTTGAAAAAATCCCACGCTTTGCGCCCCGCAAGCACTCCGATCAGGATAAAGGCGATACAGAGTGCTATTGGGAACCCAAAGCTGGAGAAGATTTCCACAAAGGTCTTTTCCATAATTCTGAATTATGAATTGTCAATTGTCACTTGCCTACGCGCTCGTCACCTTGAAGATGCCCGCCTTGTCAGCGCGCACGTATGAGCCACCGGCGAGAACTGTAGCACCAATGATGTCGCCAAAGTACTCTACGCGCCTGGGGTTGTCGATTACGTCCACGTTGCCGAGTGCAACGCTCACGCAGTCCTGCTGCCATGCAAATGCAGTGGTCTTGTTGCTGGTCGCGGTGTCGATGGTAGAGCGCATGTAGAAGTCGAAGCCGAGGTATTTGCCCACCGTGCCGTTGGCGGAGTTAGCCGACGCCGAGAACGCAAACTGCTCTGCGTCGCTCAGTTCGTCAAGGAGCTCGTTGTAGGCCTCGGGGGTCAGCACGATGCATCTGCCGTTCTGCGGGACGTCCTTCTTGTCGAAGGCGAGCTTGATGGCGAGCACTGCCGCCTTGCCAAAGGTGGCTGCCACGGCCTTGTTTGCGGCTGCGCTGCACGCTGCCACCCAGCCGGTGAGTACGTCGGTGTGTACCTGCTCGGTGAGGGCGTTCCTCACGCTGGCAAGCACGCTGCTCCTCTTGTCGTAGGAGAGCTGCACGTCGTCGATGCTGCCCACGCGCACGGGGCCAATCTCGTATTTGTGGAGGTCGTAGTTGAGGTCTGTGTCGGTGCGTTCCGAGTGCGACACGGGGTAGGTTGTGTTGTCCACTGTTACCGCCGGCAATGCGCCCGCGTTGGGTACGTGCACCTTCTTGCCGTCAGAAAATGCGCTGTGGTTTTGTGCGCGGCTCGCAAATGTGTCGTCCGCAAAGAGCTTCTCCACAATGGAGGTAATCCATATTTCTTTCTGTAATGCCATTTTAATATGTGTTTAAGGGTTTTTAATTATCGTTTAAGGTTCCGCGTTCTCCGCGTGTTCCGCGTGTTCCGCGAGCTCCGAGTTTTCTTTGCCTACGCCAACGGCTCCATGCCAAACTTCTCCCTGTAGAGTCTCTTGAACTCCTCGGGGCTGTTTTCCTTCAACGCCTTCAATGCGCCGTCCTGCTTGTCGAGTTCGTCCCACGTCTTGTTGGTCGCGCCTCTGCCGTTCTGCACCATCTGTGAGAGACTCACCTGTTGCGCCTCCGGCTCGTCGGCCTTGCCTTTGATTACGCCAAAGACTTTCTCCGTCTCCTTCGGGAACGAGAGGTAGAACGAGATTACCTCGCCTTTCACCTCTTCGGTTATCTTGCCGTCTGCGATGGCTTGGTCCACAAATGCTTCTGCCTCGTGGTATTCGCGCTCGGCGAGGTCTTTCCTGAGGTTGTCCACCTGTTGGGTGAGTTCCGCGATCTGCGCGTCCTTGTCTGCCACCTGTGCGCGGAGTGTCACTACTTCGGTGCTCTCTGCCTGCACCTCTGTACCCTCCGGCACGCCCTGTGTCTTTTCTTTTGTTTCCATTTTGTAGTAGAGAGTGTTAAATTCGTTTATACTGAGTTGCTTTTTTCTGTCTTCGTCCCCATATACCACGAGGGCGTTTTCGTCTGCCGGGATGCTCACTATCGACGCTTCGAGCAGCACGCTCTTTGTCGCCACGTTCACGCCGTTCTCATCGGTTGCCATCGCCTTTATCATTATGCCCATCGAGCATCCTTTGATAAAACCGCCTTCCACCTTCCGTGCTATCTCGGCGGCAAAAGGATCGTCCATGTCAAACACCGGCACTGCGGTCAGTTGAGACGGACGTCCGTCCGTTTCTTCGATGTCCACATTCGTCCATTTGCCTATCACTCTTTCGGGGTCGTGGTTGTAAAGCATCACCGGGTTCTTCCTGAATCGCGAGAGGTCTATCCCCTCCAATGCAGTCCTGAATCCGTAGCTGTTTACCGTGCCACTATCGCATAATACTATTCTCATTTGTTGATTGGTTGATTTGTCGATTTGGAGATTTCTCTCTCCTCGTTCCTCTTTCCTAAAAAAACACGGCGCGGCTTTTCTTTTCTCCGTGCCCTCCGTGTCTCCGTGAGGGCTCGCGTCCAAGCCGCACCGTTCCCAGGCTTTTGTTTTGAACGCACTGCAAAATTACCCACCATCCCCGCCACACCGAAAATGTGTGTAAACCAATTACATACTTTTTCCAAAAATGCCCCACTTACCCCAATTTTGCACCATATTTTAACATACTATAACCAGTTAACACGTCAACCCGTTAATCCGTTATAAAAAAAGCAACACCCAAATGACCAAACAAGAAATAGAACTCCGCAAGGGCTACGCCTTCCGCCTGTTTATGTCGGGCGAGCCACAGAAGTCCATCGCCGCCACTGTCGGCATTTCGGAGACCACCGTCTCAAAGTGGGCTATCAAGGAAAACTGGCAGACCCAGCGCGAGGCGCAGAACACTTCCACTCAGGAACTATCCAACTCCCTCATGGCGGCTGCCAAGCGCATGACCGACCAGATTGTCAAGCTCACCACTAAGGACGACGTGGACATCAAGCTCCTCGCACAGTGCACCGACAATCTTTGCAAGATTATGGCGTCCGCAGAGCGCATCAACAAAAGCGTCACCAAGGCCACCATCATCGACGTCATCATCGCGCTCGATCGCTGGCTCGCCAACCGCAAACAATTTGACAAGGATCTCACCGACGAGCAGTTCAAGTTCATCACCAACTACCACCAGAAGTACATCGAGGAACTTACAATCAATTCGTAATTCATAATTCGTAATTCATAATTGCATTAGCCATGAACGACGACAAGAAGGCGTTAGAAAAGTATTACGAGCATCTGCGGTATTTGCAGACCGTCACCACTGCCACCAAGGATTTCTGCCTCTCGATCGAAGACACCAACAAGCGCATCGAGCGGGCGCGGAAAGACTATGCCTTTTTTGTCGCGACCTACTTCCCGCACCTCGCCAAATCCAAGTGCGGCAAGTTCCAGATTGACGCCGCGAAGTACATCCGCGACAACCACCGCGCCCGCGCCGTATTCGAGTGGGCGCGAGGCCACGCCAAGTCTTCCCACTTGTCCCTGATGATTCCCCTTTGGCTCAAAATCCAGTCCGACGCAGAACCTCTTGTCATGATTCTCGTCTCCAAGTCGCAGGACTCCGCAAAGCGTCTCCTCTCCGACATGCAGGCGGAACTCGAAGCCAACGAGCTATACATCCACGATTTCGGCACTCAGAAGACCAACGGCTTGTGGACAGACGGCGAGTTCGTCACCGGCGACGGCTCTATGTTCGTCGCCCTCGGTCGCGGTCAGTCGCCCCGTGGTATCAAAAAGAAGGGCATCCGCGTCAATTACATCTCCATCGACGACATCGACGACGACGATATGGTGCGCAACCCCCGACGCATCGACGAGTGTGTGCGCTGGTGTATGTCCGCCCTCCTCGGCACTATGGCTATGGGGCGCGGCAGGTTCGTGCTCGTCGGCAACCGCATCGGACAAAAATCCGTCCTCAGCGAGATTGCCGAAAAGCCACACTTCTACCATACTGTTGTCAATGCGCTCACCCGTAAGGGAGAGCCATCATGGCCCGAAAACTACACCACAGCCGAGATACAGTCCCTCCGCGAGGAGATGGGAGAGCTGCTTTTCCAAAAGGAATACATGAACAACCCCGTCGTCGAGGGTGCGGTGTTCGAGAAGAAATACATCCGCTATGGCAAGATGCTCCCAATCCGGGACTACCGCGCCATTGTATGCTATACCGACCCGTCTTTTAAGGACACGTCCAAAAACGACTACAAGGCGACTATGCTCGTCGCTCTCACCAAGACCGGCGAGTATCACGTCTTGAAGGCTTTCGCCGACCAGACCAAGGTCTCCTCTATGGTCGAATGGCACTACATCATCCGCGACTTCATCGGCGACGGTGCGTGCCGCTACTATATGGAGGCAAACTTCATTCAAGATTCACTCCTCGACGAGTTCCGGAAGGAAGGCGACCGCCGTGGATTGCAGATCCCTATACTCGGCGACCGCCGCAAAAAGCCCGACAAGTTCGCACGCATTGAGGCGATGCAGCCGCTTTTCGAGCGCGGTCTCGTCATCCTCAATGAGAAGGACAAGGACTCCCAAGGATTCCAAGTCCTCGAAAACCAGCTCCTCGGATTCCAGCGTGGCTCGCGTATCAACGACGACGCTCCCGACGCCCTCGAAGGTGCCATCTGGCTACTTTCCAACGTCAAGCGCAAAAAGGCAAACCGCTACGTCGCCCAGCCCCGCAAATCCCGCCGCTGGTAATCACCCAATCACTCAATCAACAACTCAACAAATCAACAAATCAATAAATCAATAAATCAATAAATCTTCCCCCATGTTCCTCGAAAAAATCGACTTCAACACGGCAATGTACGAGCACGTCATCGACGAAATTGCCGACAACGACGACACCGCACTCTCCCAGTGCATAGCCGTCGGCATAGAGCAGGTAAAATCATACCTCCGCAACCGTTACGACACCGACGCCATCTTCGCAGCCGAGGGCAGCAACCGCAACGCCCTCATCCTCGAATATTGCAAGGTTGTCGCCGTGTGGGAACTCCTCAAACTTTGCTCCGCCGAAACCCTCTACGAGACTTGGCGCGAGCGTTACGACCGTGTCATCGAATGGCTCGAAGGCGTCCGCGACGGCAAGAACACGCCCGACCTGCCCCTCCGCACCGACCACGACGGCAACATCGGACTCGTCATAAAATTCGGCTCCAACCAAAAATTCTCACACTCCCTATAACTCCCAATCACAAAATCACAAAATCAACAAATCAACAACTCAACAAATCCCAAAATCCCCATGAACTCCCTTATCTCCTCCATAATCCGCCGCCAGCAGTCCATAGTCCGCAAGGACATCCAAGACTGGAAACAGGCGCAGCTCCTTGCAACATCCACCGCTGCACCCGCGCAGTACCTCTTGCAGTTCCTATACAAGGACGTGATGCAAGATGCCCTTATGTCCTCGCAGATCGACACTCTCCGCATCGGCAAGACCAAGGGCGCAGATTTCGACATCATCACCCAAGACGGCACCACCGACGAGAAGGCGACCGCACTCTTCAAGGACAGCGGCATCTACGAGACCCTTGCACAATACACCATTGAGTCTCTTTTCTACGGATACTCCGTCGTCGAGCTGTCGAAGACAGGCGCACCAACCCTCATACCCCGTGAGAACATAGAGCCGGTGTCAGGTTCTTTCCTGTCCGACTGTTACAACACCGCCAACACAATCCAATACCGCAACCTCCGCGAGTACAACAGGACCATTATCGAAATCATCCCCAAACCCGGCGACCTCGGCTTCATCAACAAGGCCGTCCCATACGTACTCATCAAGAAGTTTGCGCTCTCCTGTTGGTCGGAGTTCTGCGAAATCTTTGGCATGCCGCCCCGCGTCCTCAAAACCAACACACAGGACGGCGAGATGCTTGGTCGTGCCGAGGAGATGATGCGCGAGATTGGCAGCGCGGCTTACTTCATTATTGATACCAACGAGGAGCTCGACTTCGGGCAGTCCGTACAGTCCAATGGCGACGTGTACGCCAACCTCATCCGCCGATGCGACGACCAGATCTCTCTCGTCAACATCGCCGCAGTCATCGGTCAGGACACTGCCAATGGCAACTACTCCAAGGAGGAATCATCCGCACGTCTCCTCGAATCCGTCGTGGCCTCCGACAAAAGGCTCGTTGAGGGCGTTTTCAATCGCCTTTTAATGCCCGCTTTGGCTCGCCTCGGCGTATGTCGTGACGGCCTCCGCCTCCAAATCTCCAAAGACCGCGACCTCGACTCCCTCTGGAACAAAACAATCCAGGCACTCCCTTACTACGAGATAGACCCCCAATGGATCAAGGACAACTTTGGCATCGAAGTTACTGCCCGCAAGACCGCCGCCCAGATGAAACTCGGCGATTCGTCCCTCAACACCCGTGGCGGCTCCCTCGAAGTACAAGATTTTTTCGCCTGAGGACGGCTCGCCCGTCCCATTACTACCGCACCCTTCACGCCGCCCTAAGGACTTTATACTCCTTACCCGACCCTATTGCTCCTCATTCCTCTCTCCTCGTTCCTCTTTCCTCCTCCTCCGACGATTTCTCCTTCACCTTCGACGACTCCCTCTTCGACGCCGCAGCTCGTGAAATGCTCGACGCCGGAGGCTACGACCCATCAATGCTCGCCACACCCACCGGCAGCGCACTCATCGGCGAGACTTTCCGCGCCTTCGACCAAGCCATCTCGCAAGGCCTCGGAGAATCCCCCGATCCCGCAGTTGCCGCCGCGCTCCGCGAAAACGCCTTTGTGTTCTCTGGATTCAAGACCCACGCGGAACTCGCACAAGTCGCCGCCGACGCCCTCGTGGACGAAAACGGAAACATCCGCCCATTCGACCAGTTCCGTCAAATAGTCCACAAGCTCAACGACCAGTACAACCACCAGTACCTGAAAACAGAGTACAACCAGGCAGTCCAATCGGCGCAGATGGCGTCCAAATGGGCGGACTTCGAGCGCGACAAGGAGTTCATCAACCTCCAATACCGCACGGCAAACGACGAGCGCGTCCGTGCATCACACCGCGTACTCCACGGCGTGACGCTCCCAGTGGACGACAAGTTCTGGCAACAATACACCCCGCCTAACGGATGGGGATGCCGCTGCACAGTAGTCGCCGTCCCAAAAGACGACACCGACTACCCTGTCAAGGACGTACACGGCAGCACCATCGACGGCAAAGAGGTATTCCCAACGCCCGCCTACGAGATATTCAAGACCAACACCGCCAAGGACAAAAAGTTGTTCCCGGACAAGCATCCGTATCTGCCAAAAGGCTGCGGCAACTGTGGCAAGACGTTGCTGGCGTATAATCCGAGGAATCCACTTTGCAAGGCGTGTGTGGCAATCAAAGAGTGTAAAGAAAAAGAGTTGCCAACTCACGCCGACAAACAATGGATTGGCAAAACCATACAGAAGGTTGCCGAATATAAGGTATGCAAAACCGCAATTACGATTTCATACACTCCAAGAGAAA